ACGCCGGAAGGCTTCAAGTTCGTCTTTTTGCAGTTCGTGAAGCAGTTGCGCGACAAGCCGGCACTGAAGGAAATGTATGGCCTCATCCAGGCCAGCACCTTCGACAACGAGCTGAACCTGCCAGATGACTACATCCCATCGCTGATGGAGTCGTATCCCGAGCAGTTGATCCGCGCCTACTTGAACGGCCAATTCGTCAACCTGACGTCCGGATCGATCTACCACGCTTACGACCGCAAGCTGAACCAATGTTTCGACACGGTGCAGCCAGGTGAGCCTTTGTTCATCGGCATGGACTTCAACGTCGGCAAGATGGCAGCGATCACCCACGTCAAACGTGATCAAGGGCTGCCTCGCGCTGTGGATGAGTTGATGGACGGCTACGACACGCCGGACATGATCCGGCGCATCAAAGAGCGCTACTGGGAACACACCGGCAACGATTTTCGAAAGACTTGCGAGATTCGAATTTACCCGGACGCCTCAGGCGATTCGCGTAAGTCGGTCAATGCCAGTCTCACCGATATCGCCATGCTCAAACAGGCAGGCTTCACGGTTATCGCACCGGCGGCCAACCCGCCAGTGAAGGATCGTATCAACGCCATGAACGCGATGTTCTGCAATGCACAGAACGAACGACGCTACCTGGTCAACCCGTTCACATGCCCGACTTACGCCGATGGCCTTGAACAGCAAATCTGGGCGCCAAACGGTGAGCCGGATAAGAGCCAAGGAAACGACCACGCCAACGACGGTGGTGGTTACTTCATTCACCGCGAGTACCCGATCAGCAAGCCGGTCACCGCAATCAAAATGGGATACGCCCGATGAGCAACGACGTTTCCTTCAAGCGGGCGGACTACATCGAAGCGCTGGATCGTTGGTCAACTGTTCGAGACGTCTGCTCAGGTCAACACCGCGTTGTCGACCGACTGCCGTACATCAACGCACACGACAAGTCGCCAGAGAATCAGGATCGCAACAAGGCATACCGCGAGCGCGCAGTTTTCAAGAATGCCACCGGGCATACCCGAAACGGGCTGCTCGGGCTGGCCTTTCACAAAGATCCGACGCTGACGATCGCAAAGAAGTTGGAATATCTGCAGGACAATGCCAACGGATCTGGCGTCAGCATCTACCAGCACTCGCAAGGCACGCTTGAAAAGGTGCTTGAGGCTGGACGGCATGGTCTCTACGTCGACTATCACCAAGATGACGGCGCCGGTGGACACTCTGTGATCCTGTCGTACTGCGCCGAAGACATCATCAACTGGCGCACGGGCATGGTGAACGGTCACAGCGTGCTGACCTTGGTGGTGCTGCGCGAGTCACCGGAGATCGAAGACGGATTTGGCTTCAAGGTGGTTGAGCAGTATCGGGAGCTGGCGTTAGAGGATGACGGCTTTGTCTGCCGTGTATGGCGTCGATCCGGGTCGAAGGGTGGCGGGCCGCTGGCCGTCGTTGAGGAGTTCAGGCCTACAGGAACAGCTGGACGCTTGAAAGAGATCCCGTTCACCTTCGTCGGCGCACAAAACAACGACCCAAGTATCGACGAGTCGCCGCTGTACGACATTGCGATGATCAACCTTGGTCACTACCGCAATAGCGCCGATTACGAAGACAGCGTCTTTTGGTGTGGCCAGGCCCAACCATGGATATCGGGTCTGGATGAGCAGTGGCGCGACTGGATGGAGAAGAACGGAGTTTACGTCGGTTCCCGCGCACCGATGATGCTGCCGGCCGGTGGCCAGTTTGGGTACGCCCAACCGTTGCCGAACACGCTGGTGAAAGAGGCGATGGCCGACAAAAACCAGATGATGATCGAGCTGGGGGCGCGGATGGTCGTTGCATCATTGGCTACCAAAACAGCGACTGAGTCGCGCGGTGATCAGTCTGCATCAACGTCTGTGCTCGCTGGATGCGTGGCCAATGTCAGCGAGGCTTACACGCGGGCGATCATGTGGTGTTGCAACTACATGGGTGTCAGCGACACGAAGGTTGCGTACCAGGTCAATCAAGAGTTCGTTGAGCTGACGGCTGATCCGCAGATGATCACGGCCTTGGTTGGCTTGTGGCAGAACGGCGGCTTCGCCAGAGCTGACCTTCGCGCGTACCTGCGCAAGCTGGGTCTCATCGCGCCAGAACGCACAGATAAACAGATCGACGGCGAGCTGGCCGAGCAGGGCGACGGCCTAGGCCTGGACGATGAGGACAATCTAAATGGCGGCAAACCAAGCAATCCTTGACGCCACGATTCGGCACGCGGTCTTCCTCGAAAAGCTGAAGGCAGGGGAGGTCGGCAAGTTCGTTCCCTTCCTGAAGGAAATCGACCGCTCGATTCGCGATCGGCTCACCCAGTCAGATCTGACCGAGTACAACGTGAAGCGGCTGGAGGCGCTTCTGAAAGATGTCGATAGCTTGCTGCTGGGTATCTTCGACCGTTACAGCGCGCAACTGAATCTCGACCTAATCGATATCGCCAACTATGAAGCCGAGTTTGAGGCATCGAGCCTGGCCCGGTCGGCGCCGGTTGGTGTCTCGTTGGATGTGGTCGCGCCGACGGCAGCGGCTATCCGCTCCGCAGTGCTGACAAATCCACTCAGTGTGCGTGGTACCGGCGGCGGTAAGCTGCTGAAGTCGTTCATCAAGGGCTGGACCAGTGCCGAGCGCGAGCGCGTCACCGGCACGATCCGGCAGGGCTTCTTCGAAGGGCAAACGAACTTCCAGATCATCCGCAACATTCGCGGAACAAAGTCCGCCGGCTACAAGGACGGCATTCTCGCCACCACAAACCGTAATACCAGCACGGTCGTGCACACTGCGATTCAGCATGTGTCGTCCCAAGCTCGCATGGAGGTGGCCAAGGCCAACACGAACATCGTGTCCGAGGTTGAGATGGTCGCCACGCTGGACAGCAAAACCAGCCAGCAATGTCGGTCGATGGATAAACGAAGATTTCCTGTCGATTCCGGGCCGCGTCCGCCGTTTCACCCAAATTGCCGCACCACATTCGTCCTCTTGACCAAGCTAAGCGAGATGTTCGCCAAGGGAGCTACTCGTGCTTCGGTGGGCGCAGATGGAGCAGGGAAGGTCAGTGCGAGCTTCGATTATTACCACTGGCTTCAGCTGCAGCCGGCGTCGTTTCAGGATGTGGCAATCGGGCCGATGCGGGCAAAGTTGTTTCGCGAAGGTGGTTTGAGCATAGAGCGCTTTGCTGAACTGCAGCTTGATCGTAATTTCACGCCTCTGACGCTTGAGGGAATGAAGATTTTGGAGCCGTTGGCGTTTAAAAAAGCGAATATTTAGGTAAGTGTCTGATTATTAATGGATTTAAAAACATTGAATTGCCTAGCTCAGCTTGAAACCATATCTGACGAACCGTAGGAGTGTCTGTATGACTTTCAAGAACATTAGGCTCCAAACAAATGCGACACGCGACTACATACTGCTTTCGGATGTTTTCGACTGGTTTGAGCCAGAAATTGTCGGAGGGACGAGTAAAACTGAGCCTGCAGCTCGAAACGCATATGTCATATACGGGGACATTGAAACGGTAGAGGACTTCATCCTCTCCGATAAAAAAATCTTTCAGCAAAGAAAGGCTCGATTCGTTAGAGCTTTTTTGGACAAGTATTCTTTAAAGGAGGGCGATTATTTAAGGCTTGAACGTCTAGCGCCCTTCACATACCGATTTATGCCTGGTTAGCCCAGCATGCAAAACCAACCCGCTTCGGCGGGTTTTTTTACGCCTGCAAAGCGGGCAGAACCTACCTAAGGGGTGCACCAACGTGGCGGAAGAAAACGAAATCGACCTGGACAATCCGGCAATCAAGGCCGCTATCGCGACTGCTGTTGAGGCCTCTGTTTCTGGTCTCAAAACCAAAAACTCCGAGCTGCTGGGCAAGCTGAAGGACACCACCGGCAAGCTAACCCAGTTCGAAACCCAGTTCGAAGGCATCGACATCGACGCCGTCAAAGGCTTGCTCAGCCGGGCCGGCCAAGACGAGGAAACCAAGCTGCTGACTGAGGGCAAGGTGGACGAAGTCTTCAACCGTCGTACAGAGCGCCTACGTGGCGACTATGACAAGCAGTTGAAGACCGTCACAGCGCGCGCCGAGAAGGCCGAAGCATTCGCCGCGAAGTTCCAGGGCAAAGTCCTGGGCGATTCGGTTCGCGGCGCAGCTTTGAAAGCCGGCGCACTGCCGGAAGCAACCGACGACATCATTCTGCGCGCCAAAGGCGTGTTCTCGCTGAACGAAGAGGGTGAAGCGGTAGCCGTAGATGAATCCGGCCAGGTCATCCTCGGCAAAGACGGCAAGACCCCTCTGACACCGCTCGAATGGGCGGAATCCCTGCGCGAAAGCGCACCTCATCTGTGGCCAAGGGCTTCAGGGACACAAGCCCCGGGCGGGGGTGGCGGCCAGGCTGCATTCAAGCGCTCCGAAATGACTGCCGAGCAAAAGCGCGACTACCAGCGCAAACACGGCCAAACCGCATATCTGCAATTGCCCAAGTAAGGGGATCCACCCATGCCAACGACTGTTAACAGCGATCTGATCATCTACAACGATGAGGCGCAGACCGCATACCTGGAGCGTGTTCAGGACAACCTCGATGTGTTCAACGCATCGTCCAATGGCGCAATCGTTCTCGACAACGAGCTGATCGAAGGCGACTTCCGCAAGCGCTCGTTCTACAAGATCGGCGGCTCGCTGGAGCATCGCGACGTCAACTCTACCGGTAAGGTGACCGCGAAGAAGATCGGTGCCGGCGAAGCCGTTGGCGTCAAGGCACCATGGAAATACGGCCCGTACCAGACCACCGAAGAGGCGTTCAAACGTCGCGGCCGCCCGGTTGATGAGTTCTCCCAGATCATTGGTGCCGATGTTGCCGACGCGACGCTGGAAGGCTTCATCCAGTACGCCACTGCTGCACTACGCGCCTCGATCAGCTCCAACGCTGACATGGTGGTTTCGGCCAACATTGAAACCGACGGCAAGAAGACACTGACCCGCGGCATGCGCAAGTTCGGTGACAAGTTCGGCCGCATCGCGCTGTGGGTCATGCACTCCAGTGCTTACTTCGACATTGTCGACGAGGCGATCGCGAACAAGGTTTACGAAGAAGCCGGTGTCGTCATCTACGGCGGCCTGCCAGGCACTCTCGGCAAGCCGGTGCTGGTCACCGACACCGCGCCCGCAGATGTGATCTTCGGCCTGCTGCCAAACGCTGTGGTGATCACCGAGTCTCAGGCGCCAGGCTTCCGTTCGTATGCGGTGAACGACGAAGAGAACTTGGGCATCGGCTACCGCGCTGAAGGCACCGTCAACATCGATGTTCTCGGGTACAGCTGGAAGGAAACTGCTGGCGGTGCAAATCCTACGCTTGCCGCTGTGGGTTCGGCAGCGAACTGGGTCAAGCATTCCAACAGCAACAAGGTCACCGCCGGTGTACTCATCTCTCTGACCACTACGCCACCAGCCGGTGGCTGATACTGGCCCTGACAGCGGTCAGCGATGGCCGCTATGGAGATTTTTATGGAACTGGTTTACTCAACTCAGAACTCGGACTTCGATCCGGAAAAGCGTTACCGCAATCCAGCGCACTTTGATCGGCCTGAAGCGGGTGTGACCCATGCGATCGTGATTGGCGACTGGCCGAAGGTGGTCGACGCCTATGAGACGCAGGGCGTCGAAGTCTCGGTGTTGAAGCCTTTGATCAGCGAGTCGGTTAATTCGGATCATGCCGACACCATCACCAGCCTGGAGCAGGACAACGACATGCTCCGCGCTGAGCGTGACGGCATCGTGTTGCTGATCGAGGCTGCCGAAGGTCTGACCGAACTGGAACACCCGGGCGCCGGCGAACTGCCTATCCGCCTGTTCGATGCACTCAAGGCCATTCACAAAGTTGTCGTCACTATCGAGGACGAACGCAATGGTCTGGCGGGCGAGGTTGAATTGCTCCGCGCTGAAGTCGAACGTCTCAAGGCGGTAGCTGAGCCGATCGACAGTGCCGAGAAGATCGCAAGCCTCAAAGCGCTACTCGACGCTGCCAACGTGACCTATCGGGCAAATGCTTCGGTAGAATCGCTTGAAAAGGCAGTTTCTGATCTTCAGCAGGCGTAACAATCCGTGCGCCAACAACGCGGCGCCCGACCAAGAACACCATAGCGAGCTGATTCATGACTCTCATCATTGAGGACGGTACCTGCAAGCCTGATGCCGAAAGCTACGCATCCGCCGAGGATTTGGTCATGTACGCCGAGAAGTTCGGCGTGTCGATCCCGGCAGATGTGCCTGCACAGGAAGCGCTTCTGCGCCGGGCCGCGCTGGCAATGGATGGCATGAAGTGGAAGGGGCGAAAGTCCAACAGCGAGCAGGCCCTTTCCTGGCCGCGCCGCAGTGTCGAACTTGATTGTGAGATCAAGCCCGACAAGTACCTGCCTGCGCGAATCCAGTACGGCCAGATGGCATTGGCTGCCGAGATCCATACCGACGACGTCGACCCGATCGAGAAGCGCAGAGGCGCGGTAACGCTTGAGCGTGTCGAGGGCGCGGTAACTCGCGAGTACTCGACGATCCCGAACACCAGCGGCCGACTGTTGCCGGCGGCCCCGGATCGCCCGAGCGCCACGCAGTTTGCTGACTATCTACAAAAACGCGGGCTGTTCGCAGTTCGTGCCTAACCTACGCTCGGCCTTTACCGAGGATGCTTCTGATGCATACGTTCGGATTTTTTGGTGAGGTGGTTTTGTTCGTTCTCGCGGGCTTAAGCATGCTCGGCTGGATGTATCTTTGGTATCTGTGTGTATTCGGCGCCGAGAAAGTCCTGGCGCGCATTTTTGGAGACCACGCTCTTTCAATTTCTGCAGTCGGGTTTCCTTTCGTTGCGTGTTTCGTTCTTGCGCTGGCTTTGAAGATATTCGGTCGGGATAACTTCGGATGGGCGTTGCTGCTTTTTGGTATTGCCCTGCCTTTCTTGGGCATTCTGTACCTACGAAATGAATCGCGAGGCAAGCGACCCTAACCTTTGGAGCCACCATGGCCTTCTACGATGAAATGGCCGTGATGGCTCTGGAGATGATCACAGAGTTCGGCCAACCCGTGACCATTAGCAAGACAGAGCCAGGCGAATACGATCCTGAGACTGGTGGTATATCGCCGGGCGCCACAGTCGAGCAAATCTCCCAAGGCATCCTGCTCGACTTCACCGGTCAGGAATTCCAGAACAACAGCCTCATCAAGCAGGGCGACAAGAAACTGAAGATCGCCGCGCAGGGGCTTGAGTGGATTCCGGATCTGCTGAACAAGGTGATCGTTCAGGGGCGCATCTGGTCAATTGTGCCGCCGTTGAAAGAGGTGAATCCCGCCGGGACGCCGATCCTCTATGAGTTGCAGGTGCGATCGTGAGTCGGGCAGGCGCCGGCCAGTCCGGGAGCTTTGCCCTAAGCCTTACCGAGTTTGCCGCGCAGACAAGTGAAGCCATCGACGCCAGTGTGCGCGAGATCATCATCGAGGTCGGCAGTAGCCTGATCCGCATGTCTCCCGTGGGTAACCCGGAGATCTGGGCGCAGAACGCTGTAGCGACTCAGTACAACAAGGCCGTCGACGACCACAACGCAGCGCTGCGTAGCGATCCGGCCAACTTGACGAAGGGCGGCATGCTCAAGAAGGGTCGCAAGCTCAACGACGGCATGGATATCGCTGCCCCGGAAGGCTACGTCGGCGGCCGTTTCCGTGCGAACTGGCACATCTCGCTCGGCGTAGTCGAGAACATCACCTTCGACGAGGTCGACCCGAGCGGCGCCGAAACCACTGCAGCGCTGGTCGCCGCAATGAGCGACTTCACCGCCGGCCAGATCGCCTACATCATCAACAATCTGCCTTACGCAATTCCGTTGGAGTTCGGCCATTCCACGCAGGCACCCGGCGGGATGGTTCGGGTAACCGTGGCTCGCTTCCAGCAGATCGTGCAGGAGGCTATCAGGAACAATCAGGTATGAGTCACGCGATCATCGCCTCTATCTACGAAGCAAAGCTCATCACTTGGAACAATGCGAGGCCGGAGAAGTTGAAGATCGTCTTTGAGAACATGGCGTACACGCCGGCAGCGGATGAAACCTATCTGCGAGCGTTCACGCTCCCGGGCGATACCGCGAGCAACACGCTCGGCGGCGATCACCGGCTGTTCACTGGGGTCTTCCAGGTGAGCATCATCGCGCCGGCGGGCACCGGGAAGACCAAGACGAACCCCATAGCGGAAGAACTGATCGATCTGTTCCCGTTATACGCCAGGGACACGAAGGGCTTGGTTACCGTGGTGACGATGTCGCCAGTCGACCCAGGCCCCGGCACCACCGGCGATTCCACCTACACCGTCCCGGTCTCGTTCTTGTACCGAGCCGACACCAATTGAGCGACTCGCGCTAGAATCGATCCACGTAAATGGGTAGGTAGGGCGTCACCATGGATGAAGATACAAAAGCGCGATTACAGTGGCTGGATGAGTCGGCCGATGATCACGCCTGGAACAACCGCGACGAGATTATTGCCAGCGACAGGTGCATCTGCACTGCCTGCGGGGAATGGTCTACGCCGAGTCAAATTACGAAGTGGTATCTGGAAAAGCATGCTTGTTGTCCTTTCTGCGGCCTTACCGGGGTCGTCATTGGCTCCAAATCTGGGTTGCCCCTTGAGGCTTATCAAGACTGCCGTATTCCTGAATAACGGAACCGCCAAATAATTCGCCCATTGGGCAATCCCGAGAACCCGCCATTGAGCGGGTTTTTTCATATCTGCAAAGAGGAAATACCTATGGGCTACAAGATCCCGAACGGCGGCACTTTTCAGCACGCTGCAACCTATGCCGCTGCACTGGCGTTCGCTTCCATCACCAACGCCACTGAAGCTGTGGCCACCGTTGTGGGCGGCACGCTGAGCGCCGGCGATATCGTGTTGCTGGCTTCGGGCTGGAGCAAGCTGGACAGTAAGGTGGTTCGAGTGAAGGCGGCGACTGCCACGGCAATCACGCTGGAAGGCATCGATACCACTGATACCCAGATTTTCCCTGCTGCCGGTGGTGCCGGAACCATGCGCAAGGTACTGACCTGGGTGCAGATCCCGCAGATCTCCGATGTGGCGTTCTCCGGCGGTGAGCAAAACTACCTCGACGTGGTTTTCCTTGAGGATGACCAGGGCAAGCAAATTCCCACCGACAAGTCAGCCGCAAGCATGGTGCTGACCTTGGCCGACGACCCGGCGCAGGACTTCAACAAAGTGCTGATGAAGGCTGATGCCGGTAAGCAGGTCGAGGCAGCACGCTTGAATTTGCCCGGTAATGACATCTTGTTGTACGGCGCTTACACATCGTTCTCCAAGCAGCCAGCGGTGTCCCGCAACAACCTGTTGACGCGCACTGTGAACTTGGCGCTTCAGGCCGAGCCGACCCGCTACCTGACTGCTTCGGTGTAACCCATGGCAAAAATCCGAATCGCCCAGAACCCGTCGTTCAAGGCCATGGCGCTGATCCCAATCGTTGGCAGCGAGCCCGAAAAGATTGAGTTCACGTTCAAGTATCGGGATCGGCTGGAACTGGCCGCTCTTTTTGATGAGTGGAACCGAAATCGCAAGGATGCCTTGGCCGTGCTTGGTGATCAGCCGTCTCTTTCTGAGGTTGTTGCTGCCGATGCAGCTCAGCAGACTCAGCAGATCAAGGATCTGGTAGTTGGCTGGTCCTTTGACGACAAGTTCGATGAGAAGAACATCGCAGCATTTGTGAAGTCGTGCCAAGGCGCCACCGAGGCGGTAGTCGACGCTTATCAGGGCGCATACAACCAGGCCCGCTTGGGAAACTGACGGATGCCGCGCGCGCTATGTATGCGCCCGCGGCGCCAGCTGAGCTGATGAGTATGTTCGGCCTCTCGCCAAGTGATCTGGAAGAGGAAACGGAGGTCTGGCCATGCAACTGGCCGGCCTTCCTCCTGTTCAACCGAATGTCCACGCAGTGGCGGGTCGGCACCGGTGGCGCCATCGGCCTCGATTACAACTGCATTCGCGATGTAGCCAGATTCCTCGGCATCAAGAAAAACAAACTCGCTGGAATCTTTCCTGACCTTCAGGTGCTGGAAGGCGAAGCCCTGCGCGTCATGGCGGAGGAAAGGGACAACAGCCCGTAAGTGCGGGCGCTTATTCAAGGTGGGTCGATGAACATTGCAGAACTCGGCGTCAAGATCGACTCGGCCGATGCAATCGAGGCCAAAACCAGCCTTGATGAAATGGCAAAGGCCGGCGGCCGCGCCGAGCAATCCGCTGTTTCGCTGATGAATGAAATGCAGGCGCTGGAGAAGTCACTTTCTACCAGTGCCAAGACGACGCAGGATCTCGCGAAACAGCGAGATGCGCTGGCGAAGCTGACGAAGACAGGCGCCTATGGCGAGGCTGAAGCCGCGAAGATCTCGGCGCAGCTCGACAAGCAGCAGTTGGCGCTTGCCAAGTCAGCCATGGATGAGCAGAAGGCCCTAAACAGCTTGCTGGGTGCGATTGACCCGGCCCGCGCTGCGCTGGCGAAACTGGACACCCAAGTTGAGCAGCTAGGCAAGCATCTGGATGCCGGCCGGATCAGCCAAGATCAATACAACTCTGCCCTTAGCAAAATCGACAAGGACTACGACAAGCTCAACAAAACAGCCACTGGGTTCGACAAGCTGCGACTCGGCTCCCGCCAGGCGCAGGAAAACGTCGTGCAGTTGGGGAATGCGCTTTCCTCTGGAGACTGGGGGAGCGGTGTTCGAGCGGTTGCCCAGTTGGGCGCTGGTGCGGGTGAGAGCGCTGCGGGATTGCTCGCAATTCTCGGGCCTCTCGCGCTCGCCACGGCTGCGGTCGGCGCGCTCGGATATGCGTTCTACAAGGGAAGTGAGGAGCAGGACAGCTACAACAAATCGCTCATCCTGACGGGCAACTACGCCGGTGTGAGCGCTGGGCAGCTCGGGGATATGGCACGCCAGGTCAGCGCAACAGTCGGCTCGACCGGGCAAGCCGCTGAGGTTCTGGCGCTACTCGCGGGTAACGGCAAGATTGCGGGCGAAAGCTTTGTCGGTATTACCCAAGCCGCCGTGTCGATGCAGGAGGCTACAGGCAAGGCAGTCAGTGAGACTGTTGCGGAGTTTTCTAAGCTCGCCGATGACCCAGTCAAAGCGTCAGCAGCTCTGAATGAGCAGTACCACTATCTGACCGCATCGGTTTACTCGCAGATCACTGCGCTTGAATCGCAGGGCAATCATGCCGGTGCTGTGAAGCTTGCCACCGAGTCCTTTGCTGATGCGATCAATCAACGCACGCCTAAGATCCTTGAGAACCTGAGTTTCTGGGAGAAGGGCTACAACGCTGTTGCTCGGGCTGCTGACGGACTGAAGAACATCGGTCGCCGCGACATCAATGCGGAAATCGAAACTGCTCGGAATGATCTCCAGCAGGCTGAAAGTATGGATGGCTTGTTTCAGAGTCAGAAATCCAAGGATGCGCTGATCGAGTTTCGGCGAAATCGTCTCAATATGCTCGAGGATCAGAAGGCCGCCGAAGCTGACATCGCTAAGTGGGAAGGGGAGCAGGCTAAAGCCCAAGGTGATGCCGTTTCGTCCATGGGCAAGATAGATGCTCTCACTAAGTCAGCGTGGACGAATGAGCAAAAACGCACCAACGCGATTAAAGAATATAAGCAACAGCTCGAAGACATCCGCAAGGTGTCGCCCAACGACCCGCGTCTGAATCAGGCTGCGATCGACAAGAACTTGGCGAACATCAATGACCAGTTCAAGGATCCGAAAGCAGCTGGCTCGCAGGTCGATCTAACAGGCTTCAACAGCGCGAAGAACAACCTCGCAGCCATCAGTGCGGAATACAAAAACGCTCAGAAGGAGCTGGACGCCGCGCAGAAGGCAGGGCTCGTTTCTCAAGCCGACTATGCCTTGAAGCGTGAAGCCCTGATTGGGAATGAGCTCGACGAAGTGACTGCGGCTTACGAGGCGGAGATTGCCGCGCTGGAAACCGCGAAGTCGAAGAAGACCACTTCTGCCGCGCAAAGCATCCAGCTGGATCAGAAGATCGCCGACGCCCGCGCGGGCATGGTCAAAGCGCAGAAGGACGCGGACAGCCAACTCGATGTTCTTGCTACGAACGAGACTGGCCGCCTCGATCGACAAGAGCGAGCGATCACGACCTACGTTCAGGCGTTGGCTCAGCAACAGCGAGCGCTGGAACTGGCAGGGCAGCGAGCCGTTCTCGGCGTCGGGCAGGGCGATCGCCAGAACGCGCTCAACAACGAGCTGAACAGCCAGCAGGATAGGTTTGCTCAGCAGTCGCTGGAACTGGCAAACCAGAAGTCAGATCCGTCGCGGAACATGTCGGAGGAGGAGTTCGCCCGGAAGTCGCAGGCTCTTGCCGATGCGAACAAGGCTGCCACCGACCAAATACGCCAAAACTACGCGGACGTGGAGGCGGCGCAGGGTGATTGGACGAAAGGCGCAACGTCGGCCTGGGCAAATTACCTGGACTCGGCGAGCAACATTGCCGGCCAGACAAAGACCCTGTTCGGCAACGCCTTCAGCTCGATGGAAGATGCGGTCGTCAACTTCGCCATGACCGGCAAGCTTTCGTTTGCGGATTTCACCAAATCGATATTGGCGGACATGGCGCGGATTGCGACCCGGCAGGCCAGTTCTGCGTTGCTGAGCAGCCTCGTCGGCGCTGCCACCAGTTATTTCACTGGCGGTGGTGGCGGCAACGGGCTTGCGGCTGGCTCTGCAGGTGCGACCTCGTCGAATCTCGGCGCATCCTCAGCGGGCTACTCCAGTACCTACTTCCCGCAGGCACTCGGCGGCGCGTGGTCGTCGGGCGTGCAAATGTTCGCCAACGGCGGCGCCTTCACCAACAACATCGTCAGCACGCCGACCGCCTTCGGTATGGCCGGCGGCCGGGCGGGCGTCATGGGTGAGGCGGGGCCGGAGGCGATCATGCCGCTGACCCGGACGTCCAGCGGCAAGCTGGGCGTTCTCGCGGCTGGCGGTGGTTCCGGGACTGCAATCAGTATCAGCGCGCCGGTTACGGTGGTGACCGAAGATCGCAGCTCTGAAGGCATGCAGATCGACCAACAAGCACTTTCTAAAAACCTACAGTCGCAAATGCAGGCCGTGGCCGAAAAAGCCGTAGCTGATTCTTGGCGCGCGGGCGGTACGAGCTTCCGAAATGTAAATGGGAGGGCCTGATGGCCATCGAGAAATTCATCTGGCCAACCGAGCGCGGGGAAACACCCGAAATCACCTATCGGGTGCGCACTTCGAAATTCGGTAACGGCTACGCGCAGAACGTCGGTGACGGCCCGAATAACAAAGAGGACTCCTACCCGGTTACCTACGTCGGCCAGAAGGCCAAGGTGCTGGAGATCACGGCATTCCTCGACCGGCACGCCGGCGCAAAGGCGTTCCTCTGGACAACGCCTCTCGGCGAACTCGGGCTATTTACCTGCAAAAATCCCGCTCCCACACCAATGGGGGGCGGGGTCTTCAAACTCACCGCCACGTTTGAGCGTGCATTTCATCCATAAGGGGCAACCATGCCGCTGATCAGTGACATCCAGGTGATTGAGCCTGGCAGCGAAGTGCTGCTCTTTGAATTGGACGGCACAGACTATGGGGCAGATGTACTGCGCTTCCACGGGCACGCGATTCCGCACACACCGGCCGAGTTGATCGCCGCCGGCGCGGATGCCGATCAACTGCCGGCGAAAGCAATCTACTGGCAGGGCAACGAGTACAGCGCCTGGCCGATGCAGATCGATGGTATCGAGGCGAACGGCGACGGGACGGCAGTACGGCCGACATTGTCAGTCGGCAACGTCAACGGGCGCATCACCGCGCTGTGCCTCGCGTTCGAGGATTTACTCGAGTTCAAGCTCACGATGCGTCACACGCTCGGCAGCTATCTCGATGCCGCCAACTTTCCAGCTGGCAATCCGACGGCAGATCCGACCCAAGAGACGATCGAGGTCTGGTACATCGACCAGAAAACGAACGAGGACGGGGAGAATGTCAGTTGGGAGCTGGCCAGCCCGGGAGACGTCGGCAACGAGTCGATTGGCCGGCAGGCCACGACGCTGTGCCATTGGGCGCTGACGGGGGGGTACAGAGGCCCAGATTGCCAGTACACGGGCCCCTATTTCGATATGGAAGGAAATCCCACGGACAACGCCGAACTGGATCAGTGTGACGCCACACTCGGCAAGGGCTGCATCCCGCGCTTCGGCGAAGGCAACCCGCTCCCGTTCGGTGGCTTCCCGGCTGTTTCCCTGATCGCAAGGAGCTGACATGCGAAAGCACATCTTGAACGCTATCCAAGCGCACGCGGCGGCCGAGTACCCGAAAGAGTGCTGCGGGCTGCTGCTGGCCGTCGGGCGCAAGCAGCAATACTTCCCCTGCAAGAATGTCTCGACCGAGCCGAATGAAGAGTTTCGAATCGATCCGCAGCAATATGCCGCAGCCGAGGACATCGGTGAGGTGATTGGCGTGGTGCATTCGCATCCGGACGCCACCAGTAGGCCCTCGCCGCGTGATCTCGCTATGTGCGAGGCCACCGCGCTGCCGTGGCACATTTTGAGCTGGCCAGAAGGAGACTTGAGGACGGTCATGCCGTCCGGAGAGGTGCCGCTGCTCAAGCGTCCTTTCGTGCACGGCGCTTGGGACTGCTGGCAGGTCTGCGCAGATTGGTACAAGCGCGAGTGGGGGCTTGAGTTCGAAGCTTTCAAGCGCGCAGATGGTTGGTGGGAGAGCAAGGACAACACTAGCTTGTACGAGGCGAACTATGAGGCCGCCGGCTTCTACCGCGTCGCAAAGCCGCAGCGCGGTGACATGGTCGTGATGGAGGTAGGGCGGACGGTTTACCCGAACCACGCCGGGATCTTTCTCGGCTCTGAACCGGCGTTGCCAAGCGAGGATGCTGAGACCTTTGGCCCCGGCCCGTTTCTGCTGCACCACCTGTACGGGAGGCCGTCCGAGGTTATCGTTTTCGGTGGGCCATGGCTTGATCGCGCACGGTTGATCCTCAGACACAGAGATGCGCGAGCCATTGCTTGATTCCGCATGGGAGTGCGTCGTGCCGAGGTTGGGTAACTCGAT